GGTGCTTGTCTCCATAATACTTCCAATGGCCTTTCCTCCAGATTATTTTGCCTGTTTTGTGGTCAGGTCCTCCCAACCAGTTGATGAAACTTTTGATCCTCTTCATGATTCTCCTTTGTGTGTGTTCACATACTCACCATCGGCCTTCTTCTTACCCTTATTCCATGGAGGAGGCTGCACCCGTGCTGGTTCCACCTCTCCATCTAATCCCCAGAATAATGCTGCTTCTTTTCCTGGAGACACATACTTGAAACGTCCTGTCTCAGGATCTGTGATCCTTACTGTTCCTTTGAGTCCATTTCCACGACTTGGTCTCGACTTCCGTCCTCCTTCTGCCTTCTTCTCCCTCGGAATCTTTGAAAGAGTCTCCAATGCCTTCTCAATCCTGAGACATCCACAACTCCGTGTTTCTCCACTGTCAACACGGTACTTCTGCAACACTTTCACTGTCCCACAAGAACATCGATACAAGGCATAACTCTTATGCTTCTTCAAACCTACACTCCTGATGTAGGTCAACCGACGATCCTCCTTCCGGCATACTCCTGTCATCAGAACTCCCACCCATCATCCATCCTACACACTGGGATAGGTTCCATCTTATGTCTTGATGCGTCCTGGAGGGCCTTAAAACGACCCTGAACATCCTTACTGACCTCCTCACCCCTCATGCACCTCTCAATCTCCTCATAACTGACCTGAAGCTGATCCTCATCGGTCCTTCCGTCCTCCCATAACCCATCTGTTGGATCCTGAGTGATGATCTCCTCTGGAATCTCCAACTCTGCTGCCAACTCACGGACCTCAGACTTCATCAAATCTCCAATTGGACTCAAATCAACTCCTCCATCACCCCACTTGGTGAAAAAGCCGACTCCAAAATCCTCCACCTTGTTTCCTGTTCCTACTACTAAACCATCAATGCAGGCTGCCAGGTGATAGAGGCATGTCATTCTCAGTCTGCTCTTGGTGTTTGCATCGGCATGGGGACTCTCAAAACCCTGCGACCCTACTCCTGAACGGAATGCAGTGAATGTCTCCTCCAAAGGGAATACCAGTGCATAACAAGTGATGGGAAAACGATTCTTCAACCATCGTAGCTGTAATGTCGACTTGGACTTGTCCTCTTTCTGGTTCCTGATTGGTATACTCAACGCATATACATCCAAACCCGTCATGCAGCACAACGCACTGGTTAATGCACTGTCAACTCCTCCTGAAACTCCGACTACCAAATCATCCTTTCCTGCCTGATCTGCATAATCTTTAAGCCACCCAACTATCCTAGTTATCCGTTTGTCCATCTGCTTTCCTCATGAAGTGATATGCCCAACACAAGCCCAGAATTGAGACTGTGAAATGAAAAATTAATATCCAGATCATAGACTGACCCCGTAATAGTCCTTAACCCCACTCCTCTTCCTCTTTCTTGAAATCTTCTTTGTTGGTGCTCCAATTCTGAGACGGTGAACATCGCCCTGTATCGTATGGTGGTGAACACCAAGTTCCTCTGCGATTGCTCTTAATTTGTACCCCTTATTAATCAACTCCTTCACCAAAGGAAGACGTTTCAAAACCTTAGCCCGGGGGGCTTCTCTAATACCATTTCCTAGATCAAAATCACCTCCTCGTACTGCAACTATAATCTGACGGATCCGTTCCCTGCTTAAATTGAGTTCTCGACCAATCTCTGTTTGAGTGAGACCTTGTACTATCCTCATCTCAATGATCCTTCTTACCCTTCCGGTTGATTCAGTCAATGCTCTCATCACATTCTCGTTCTGCTTGTCTTTTAAAATCACCTGATCCTTTAATTTCATTTTTTATTTTTTCCATGAGGGTTGGGAGGGGGATGGGGGTGGCTCTAGCACTGCCCGTCCATCTGGACCGTCCGGGGGGGCTCCGGGCGATATGACCGAGGCTAGGTCATTCACATCGGTAGTATTTGCAACGGATGGCAAGCGCATGGTCAATTTATACCGTAATCCTGTACCGTGTTATGATGTTGCTATAAATACGCGTGTGGCTGTTACACAAGGAGCCACATCCACCTTGCAGTTGCGCTAATATACTCAAATACACAACCTGTAGTGGAGAATATACCCCGATTTGTACCCCGGAATAGTGTTGTTAATAACATCCAATTGCTTTATTTGAACGTGTGCGCTCGGAGTTCAAGGAGGATAGTCCTTCTCCTCCCTCATCCCCCTACCACCAGTAATCCTTAAACCTCTTCCCCCTCCGTTCATGCTCCCCCACTGCACGTTCCATAACCCACTCAGGCACCTTGTATTCATAAGCATTATCAACTCTTCTCCGTTGAACGTCCTCCCAGTAATCCAGGAGTTCATCCATGAGTTCTTTTGGAGGACATCCTTCATCCCTCATTCATCCTCCTCTTCATGCTCAATCGTCTCACCCTCGTCACTGATGACCTTCATCCTCTGAGCAAGATCAGCATGAGCTTCCAGGTGCAGTGTGTGGATCGACTGAATCTTCACATCATGCTGGGTCCGTTCACCATAGGTCCCCGGGTCATTCCTTGAAGCAAGCCACTTCCTTGCATCAATCGATACCTTTGCAGCCTGAGGATCAGTGATCCCGACCTCAACAGTGTTTGCAATTCTGTTGATCTGAGCTTCCTGCCATGTTGCATGTGCTTTACGTGCCTGTTGGAAGGCAGCATCAAGTTCAGGAGTGGTGTGGATCCTGGTCCAGAGTTGTTTGTATGGAACAGCAATCTCAGCAGCAAGGTTAGGCAGAGAGACCCCATCAGCAACCTGTGAGAAGATATGCTCCCAGAATGCCTCCTTCTCCATCAGTTCTTTGATCCGTGCTCTTTTAGCACGTTTCTTAGGGGTTCCTGCCATAGTTCCTTTTTACCTTGGAGCGAGTCTCAGGGATTGAACCTGACCTTCTGCTTGGTAGCAGTGTATCTCCGTCTGATACTTGACTCGCTTAAATCAAAAGCATTTGTTTGGGTATTGATACGCTTGTGTCGTAGTGCTTAACGTCCCCCTTTGGATAGGGTTCAGTTTGATAATTAAGACACTTTTTCAAGTGTTTTCTGACCTTATGACTACCCACTAGATAGACATACCGGTGCTTGGCAGATCGATGTTGCCTCAGTGTTTTGTCCCCTTTGTTATGCCGAGCATGACCATCTGATAGCATGTCAGTCCTCTCCTTGGAGCAACCCGTATAAATCCAGTTAGATGCTTGGTAAACGTAACCAATGTGAGACATACCCGTATCAGCATAAGAGACCACGATTCTAGGTCTTGGCAACATCTTGAGAGATTGAGAAATAAGCATAGAAGGAATTCCTTGTTCTAGGACCAACCTGTTCAACTCAATAACAAGGTGCTTGTTTTCTGGACCTGCTATTCCTGTGGTCAATTGGGGTGATGCAGGAGATCCATAGGTGATGACTCCTGAAAGGTCTGCCCCTATGAAAAGACCAAAGGCATAACTGATGGAAGGTAGTCTCTTGGCATAATGCTTTTTTAGTATCCAAGGAGTTGCCAACTCGGAATCAATAGGTCTGACTTGTTCCTTTTCCACAGTCGATCTCAGTGAGTTGTTTAATGCTTTCAATAGCCTTTATTGCATCATCAAGTGACCTGATGATGAAGTAGAACCCACCGGCCTTGCTGATGGATTCCTCAAAGGATTTCTGTTCAGGAGACTGTTTCCCTTTTGGTTGTTTGATTTCCAGTCCAATGAACCTGCCTTTGATGATCACAACAATATCCGGAAGTCCTGGACATGGATTCTTGGTGAAGAAAGTCTGCCCCTTCTCCCCACGGACTATTGGGCCAGTGTACTGTCTCCATGCAAAGACCTGCTTTGGCTGCAGTGACAACCATCTCAGGACATCAGACTGGATCCTGGACTCCTTCATGCAGTGTTCTGTCGGTAATTGTTTTCCTTTTCAAAGCTAAGGATCACGTTTGCAGTATCATAGAGTCTGTCGGCAAGAGAACGTCCATAGAGTCTCTCGATCTGATCACGGGTCAGGTTTGTAGTCACCATGGTCGGCAGATGGTTCCCATGTCTGCCTGATACGATCTCAAACAGTGTCTCTGCCTCAAAGTCAGATGCTTTCATCTTCCTATCCATCCCGAGTTCATCAATAATGAGCAGAGGTGCCCTGGTGATGTTGTTCAGGAGATTGAATTGCCCTTCTTTTTCCGAGGACCGTACAGATGTTCTCATCCTTGAGAGGAACTTGTGCCACCTGATCAGTCTGGGGTTCCGTCTTTGCAGTTTTGCTTCTCGTCCAACAGCACATGCAAGTGCCGTCTTCCCAGTCCCAGGAGGTCCATACATGGTCACATTACGGTTCTTCTCACTGAAGGAATGCAGAACATAGTTCAACGGAACCCTTCCTTCCTGCCATTTAAAATCCTTGAGTGAGTCAAGAGTGACATCCCTGAATGAGTAGAGATCTGCAAGTGACAGTTGATTCTTCCACTGGTCAATCAATGCATCCTCAGAGGGTTCAATCTTGACGTACTGGTAACCATCTTTAATCTCCCAGGTCAGTTCATTCCCATCCGGATCCGTCTCGGTGTAGTTTGCTTTTATGAATCCTGTGATGGGAGTCCCATGGTTCCACCACTTTTCAAATGCTTCCTGGGCATGTGGTGAACAGTTGGTCAGGATTCTTTTACGTAGTAGCTGGAGAGTCTTTTGATCCCAGTCCCGGTCCTTTGCCGGTTTCAGTTCTTCAGTTGGCATAGGGTGCTCCATCTATTTTAAGTGAGTCGTTGTAGTCCTTCATCAGGTCAGTATCCTTCCCATAGTGTTCTTCCGCAGATTTCCATCCCTGGTCTTCTGGGTTGAACTGTCCTTCCCTGGTGGGTTTGTGTGGTGCTTCCTGGTATTGTTGTATGAGGTCTGACATGAGAAACCGTTGTGCATCCTTGGTCGATGTCCCGTCTCTTTGGCATTCTTGGATGTAGTGTCTGGTTGCCAGGTCGATCTGCTCTGTTGTGAATTTCTTTCTGCACCTGACATATCCTTCTTGTGATTTTGTTTTGTGTCCGGGTCTCCGGTTAGCAACCTGCCGATAGCGTGTCCACCAGTGCTGAAATTCAGCCTTGTAATCCTGGAACGTAGTGACAGGATTAGTATTCTCTATATTCTCTATATTCTTGTTTGTGGTTAGTTGCTGGTTAGTTGCTGGTTGATCTGCTGGTTGGTAACCATCAAGTTTGGCTTGATGCTCTGGGAATTTGCAGACCTTCAGGACGGAGAACTTGTTGGTTGATAACCGGGGTACCTTAGCTAGGGCCTTGGCACCCCCTAGTGCAACCAATGCAGTCCGTATGTTCTGCTC